CTCATTTAATTCGTGTTGCTATAAAGCCAGCTCCAAATGCTATGGTGATAAATTGAGATACTTCAAAAGGTAAAAAATACAAAACAACCGCAACCCATACACTTAAACATGTTACACAATCAAAAGGTTTTAATCGTTTATAAGTTGGATATTTTAAGTATTTTTTAATAGAGTTCGGAAATAGTGCAACATTTACAAAGTAATAAGCAAAAAGAAATGCTGCTAATAGTTTGATATACATATTGTTTTAAGTTCTTTTTTTACTTTACGAATAACATCCTTAACATGCTTTTCAGGCAATCCAAAGTGTTTAGCTACCTTATCGCAGCTTCTTACTTCCACGTAATAATTAAACAAAATAGCTTCATGTGCCTGGTTTTGGTCTTGGGTAAACTTTTTGGTCAGTTCTTCATTGGCAACGGTTGCTAAGTTACTGTTAAGCGTTGGAAGTTTAACTTGTGATTTAAGATATTTAATAGCTTTTTGGTAATCATTTTTTCTGTACTTAGAGTAAAACTGTGAGGTATTAGAAAAAGCCATGTTGCTAATAATCTTAATCGTAAACCCTAAAAGCCCATTAGAAGCCCAAATTTTGCTTATTTTCTCACAATCAATAGAAAGTAAAGCAACTGCCATTTCTTGCCGCAAATCGTCTTGTAATGCTTCAGGGTGTATGCTTTTTATAAGTCTTTCAACTTCGGGAGATAAATAAACCTTTTCAATATATTCATTGCATTCCCCCATTAATACCAATATTGTTTTGGGTTGGTAAAAATTTGTTTGCCGTCCTGCATATCAAATACCCAATAGTAAAAGTAATTGTTAGTAAATCCAGCAGCTGGATCTTGAATACTACCTGCCCCTTCTTTTACCACAACAGGCAAAGTGTTGTTAATTCTAATTGCTTTTACGCTGCTTACTGATTTTATGGTGTAAGTAATTCTAAGGCTTGGGGTTGATCCTGCATAAACTTTAACCGTTGATGTTATTTCGGCAGTTGGTTCTGTTGTCTGTTGCAGTTGTGTAGTATCTACTTTCTTACTGCATGATGCCAGTGCAATAAAGGCAATGAAGATTAATTTTTTCATATTATTTTGTTTTTGTAAAGTTATAAATAAATAGTTTAAATAAACAAATCCGAAACGGTGAAACGATTTTATGCTCTATATTACTTTTCCCCCCCTATTACTTTTTTACTTTTCTTATACCCCCCTTAGTAAATAGTAAAAAATCGTTTCTATTGTTTCATTAGTAGTATAAGTAATTGATAAACAAAGGTTTAAAAATGAAACGATTAAAAATAAATCGTTTCTAAATCGTTTCGTTTTCCTTTGTATTACTTATTATTTTAATCTCTGGTAACCTTGTTTGTGAATTTTTCCGTTGATTAATAGAATAATCAAACTTTTCACAACTTTCTTCTAAAGCCTTTTTAAATCGTTTTTGTGAATAGTCTTTCTTATCAAAATCATTTACCTGTAAAAACGAAGTGTAAAGTTCTCTAAATGGTTTATGGTTCTCAAATAGCAGTTCTTTTTGTTCGTCAAACCATTCTAAAAACTCCTCTCCAAAGTTTAATTTAATATGCTTACGCTTTAATTTGTTTCCGTTCTCCTGTTCTTTAACCCCTTCACCAAAGTAAAAAGCAACACAAGTAAACATTAAGTTATAAAATCGGTTCCATTCGTCAGCATCCCAATCGTCAAAAAGTTTATGGTTAAAAAGGTCAGCTGGTGTATAGCTGCTATTAAAGAAGTTACTAAACTCAAAAACTCTTTGCCTACGCTTTGCATGGTTGCCAATTGATGGAATAGTGTAATTGGTAGTGAAAAGTATCTTTGGGCTATCCTTGTAAGGTATAAAGAGTTCATCTTTGTTTTTCTTTTCAACAGTTATACCTTCAGTAATGATAGAGTAAAAGCCTTCAAAGTCAACATTCTTTCTTACATCTTCAATAGCAACTACTTTCGTATCTAAACCAACACGTTGGAAAGCAAAGTTTTTATCCAGCTTAAAGTTTTTACCATCAACCCTTTCAACATTAGCCATGTAAGAAAGTGCCTTTACAAGAATACCTTTACCAGTGCCACCACCATTTTTTTCATCTTCTGTTTCTTCAGCTAATACAACTGCCCAAGGTCTAGATGGGTCTTTGTATCTATGTAAAAGGTAGCCAACTAAAGAAGTAAGGTAAACAAGTTTCTCAGCTTCTTCGCCACTAATTTTTTCCATAAACTTGTAAAACTCACAAAGCTGGTAATCGAAGTCATTGTCAACATCAATGTGAAAGTCGATTACTTGCGACTGCCAAACAACTTTTCCAACCTCACCATAACTTAACAGCTTTGCACCATCTTTTGTAATTTTAACGATGCCATTTTTAAAAGGAAAATAAGCAGTATCAACGTCATCTTTTAAAAGGTCAATGTCTTTTGCATCTAAGAACTCAATTAACCCTTTACCAAAGTAGCTATCAGATCCTTTTAAAACAACCTCCAATAATTCATTGGGAGTAATGCTATCAAACTTAGAAGGTAGGTTTTGAATGTAGTTTTTAATATGCTTTTTAATACTTTCGGCTGTAGCTTCTTGCACAAACCCATCTTGCTGGTAAACCATTCTATAAATACTGTTACCTTTTTCGTAGAAAAAAAGATGGAAGCCACTTTCATATAAATAGTTAATGAACTTATGCCTAAGTATTTTAATATCTTTACCTGTTTTGCTTTCAACTACCTCCCAAAAAGTAAGTACCTGCTCACCATTATTAATAATAATATCTTCAATAGTTTGTTCAGCTACATTTTTAGCAAGGGAATTTTCAACCATCAATTGTTCAATAACCTTTTCTTTAGAATAACCAGCACCCAATGAACGGTTAACCTTGTTCAATATTTTTTTCTCAATGCTTTTAGCAGCATCGCCAAAGCCATCTTTAATAAGCTGCTTAGCACTTTCAGAGTAGTTGCCATTATGTTCTAAAAGAGTGTACACAGCATAAGGAGAATAACCCTTGTTAGGATCAAATTGGCTGCTAGTAGTAAACACTTTAAATAGCTTTAAGCCATGATGATAATCACCACTACTTTTACTATCTGTTGTGCCTGGTCTTTTAAATACTGTTCGTTCACCTTGCACGTTCACAACTTGCCATCCATGCCTTTCAAGTAATTCAACAACATTGGCTTTGTTGTTGTAGTCATCCCAAGGAGTAGTTGCATAAGAATTAGTTGTAGTATGTTGAATAGGTGCTTTAACTATTTGCACTACCTCATTAAAAGAACGGCAGGCAGCAAGTAAAGTATCACGTTCATCAATGGTAATTACTTTTAGCTTAAACTCATTTACTTTGGTGTAACCTTCTGTTGGTGGAGCAATAACATAACCACCCTCTCCCCTTGTCTCAATTAAAACAACTTCTTTTAAATGTGGTGTTGCTTTTATTTCTTCGGGTGTTGCAGGTCGGTTTGCCAATTTCATGTTACCTTCTATTTGCTCACAACGGTAGTAAACATGATAACCACCTGACTTAGTTTGAACGACATACAAATCATTAATTATTGGAGCAGCATCTTGCAGGCGTTGCCATAAAGTACCACTCACATCATACTTTAAATCAACATCAATTACTTCAATGCCACTGCTAACGCTGCCACAAATAACAGCCAACCCTTTACATTTATCATGTTCAAATTGCTGCTTTAATTCTTCTATTGTTGCTATTCTATTTTGATATTCTTTCCAAGGCATTATTGCCCTTTTGTTATCGCCAGTAGCAATAACGCTTACACCTTGCTGTGTGTACCATTTAGCTGATTTTAACATTGTGCAAATCGTTTAAAGAATGAATAACATAAACCTCAAAGCCTTGCTTAATAAGCTGTTCATGTCGATAAAATTGTAGCGGTGAAACTATTCCATTTTCAGTTTTAGTTTCAATAAAAACTGTTTGCCCATCTTTATGCAATTGAAGGTCTGGCCATCCGTTAAGAGTAGTTTGAATAATCTTAACAACTAACCAACCACGCTGCTTAAAATAACTGCTAACTTTCTTTTGTATGATACTTTCTTTCAATGGCATTGGCTTCTTTTTTAGCTGATAAATAATGTTTTTGTTTAACCCAAAAAACCACAGCAACTTTTTTTTCTGTTGCTGGTTTTGGCTTTGGCCCACGTCTAATTTGATTTTCCATGTTTATTTTTTTTAGTTAGTAAATATTTATAAATTCCATTATTAAAACCTTTGCAAAATCTAGCATTAGCACCACGCCTTCGGTAGTTATAATATTGAAAACATCCGAAGTAAATTTTATTATTCATAATAGTTTGTTTTGGCAAATATATAATTAAACAAATTAAAAATTAATTTTTTTATTTAGTTTGTTATTATTACATTTGCCATGTAGTTATAAAACAAACTACATATTATATTATGGCACTTTCAAAAGCAAATGGTAGCAATACAATCTACCTATCTGTAGCCGATGGCTACCTTGTGCGTTCACACAAAGAAGCGAACAGCAACACAACTCAAAGAGTTACCAAAAATGGCAAACTTGTTCACGAGGAAAAATTTAAAGATTTAATTGCAAATCTTATTAGTATTGAAACTAAAGAAAACGAGTTTGCAGGTAAAAAGATTAAGCAATGGGCTTTAAAATTTCAAGACGGGGAAGATATTTACATTGTAAATATGCCATACAGTAGCCGTTATGCTGCATCATTTTTAAAGGCTTTACCAAATATTGATTTGACAAAAAATGTCAAATTTATGCCTTGGAGTATGGCTGATAAAAATAACACTACAAAACAAATTACAGGTGTTACCATGTATCAAAATGATGGTAATGGTTTTGTAAAAGTTCAACCTGCATTTACAAAAGATGCACCTAACGGTTTACCGCAAATGAAGCAAGTAAAAGTAAAAGGTGATTTAATTTGGGATGATTCTGATATGATGAATTTTTTAGAAAACGTTGCAAAGGAATGCTTTGCTAAAATAGCAGCAGCAGCACCATCAACAGACGAAAGCGGCGAAGATTTAGAAGATGCACCATTTTAATTAAAAATAGGCTGCCCTAATTAATACTTAGGGCAGCTACTTAAAACAAAAACGTTATGCTTACACAAATCAAAGATAATCAAATTACTTTTACAGATGCCAGGTTTTATATTGATAAAGAAACAGGCGAATATTACCCAAGTGCTACAACTATTTTAGAAGCCTATCCAAAGCCTTATGCATTGCTTCAATGGATGAAAGAGGCAGGTAGTAAGGCAGATGAGATAAGGGATGCAGCAGGTCGCAGGGGATCGGCTGTTCACCAATTAACAGAGGATTACGATAATGGTTTAGAATGTAATTTATTGGGCGAAAATGGGCAGCCAAATTACAGCATGGAAGAATGGGCAATGTTTGAAAGATATGTTGATTTTAGCCAACGTTTTGAGCCATCGCATAAATACATTGAGCAGCAGGTTTTAAGTCCACAATTAGGCTTTGCAGGTACAATTGATAGAATATGTACAATTGATGGGAAAAGCTATGTTTTGGATATTAAAACAAGCAATGGGGTGTACAATAGCTATTGGTTACAAGTCGCAGCATATAGAGAAGCATTTATGTATGAAGCAAAATACCAAACCGATGGTGTTGCTATATTATGGCTGAATGCAAAAACACGTACCAATGGTAAAAAAGGCGATATTCAAGGAGCTGGCTGGCAATTAATAACCAAAGAAGATACGAGCAAAGATTGGGAGTTATTCCAAAGCGTTCAAAAGCTATGGCTTGCCGAACATAGCGAAGATAAACCAAAGCAATTTTCTTACACTTTAAGCCATAAAAAATAATGCAATTAAGACATTACCAAACAACTATATCCGAGCAGGCTTTAAGCCTGCTTGTTGATTTTAAGATAGCTTATCTAGCAATGCAAGTTCGTACTGGCAAAACAATTACAGCCTTAAATACAGCCAAACTATACGGAGCAAAGAAAGTATTATTTGTAACTAAGTTAAAGGCAATTAGCAGCATCTTAAAAGACTTTGAAGCAATAGAAAAGCCTTTTGATATGTATTGCATTAATTATGAAAGTTTGCATAAATGTGAGAATGATTTTGATTTAATAATTTTAGATGAAAGCCATTGTTTAGGTCAATACCCACAACCAGCAGAAAGGGTAAAAGAGTTAAAAAGGATATGCACTGATAAGCCAATAATTTATTTATCGGGAACACCAACACCCGAAAGCTACAGCCAATTTTATCACCAATTTTATATCAGCAGCTTTTCACCTTTTGCAGAAAAGAAGTTTTACGAATGGCATAAAAATTATGGCATCCATGCTGTAAAGTTTTTGTACAACAGACAAATAAACGACTACTCAAAAACAAAAAAAGAAGCTGTACTTGAAAAGGTACAACATCTAATTATTAGCTACACCCAGGAGGAAGCAGGCTTCAGTTCTTTTGTAGAAGAAAGGATAATAAAGCTACCAATGCCACAGGCAATTGATTGGGCAATTAAGAAGCTGCAAAAAGATAAGATAATAAAGACTCAAGAAGGTAAAGTTATTTTAGCTGATACTAGCGTAAAAGAGATGCAAAAGGTTCATCAATTATGTGGTGGAACGGTTAAGGTTGAAGAAGGTGAGGCAATTGTAATAGATATGAGCAAAGCAGAGTATATTAAAGAA